TATGTGTTATTTAAGTGGATTGCCCGCAACCTTGAGTACGACCAAATCATTTGGGAGTTCGGGACTGATGTTGAACCTGCTTGGGTTCATGTTAGTTATGTAGAGGGCAAGAACCGAAAACAAAAACTAAAGGCAGTAAAAGTCAATGGCAAAACCAAATACCTCCAATTTTGATGAATGGCTTAACCAACTTGAGGAAGCACCTCAACCGACCTGCAACATTGACAATCCTGATGGCTGCGATTCTTGCGGTAGCTAACGGATGCCGTACTGCTCAACCTATCCTACAGAGTGTGATTGTCAAGGACACGGTGATTGTAACCGAAACAAAGTACCTATTGGACACGCTGGAGGTGCTAAAGGACACGACCATCTACCAAGACAAGGTACGCCTTCAGCTCAAGTACATAGACCGAAAGGTCGTGGTTGAGGCTACGTGCCTACCTGATACGATCCGTGTCACCCAAACAAAGGTGCTGACCAAGCAAGAGCCAAAGCGCAAGGGGTGGAACTTTGACCAACTTGTCTTCGGTTCGTTGGTTGCTCTGCTCATCATCTACCTATTCAAGCGGTGGGTGGACAAGTTGACCGAATAAGCCCGTAGAGGGCATTTATATGCGTTCTAATTCACTTTCTACCCAAAGTGGTATGGTTGTATGGTTTCGCATATAATAACGCAGCAGAAGCGAGATTCCTTTCTTTTTCTTTGTCAAGTTTCTTTTTCTTTCAAGTTACTTGGTAAGTTAGTATACTTGTATACTTGACTTAAGTAAGTTAAGTAAGTTGTATAAAAAACAAAATAATCTTTACATACACAAGTACCTATGTATAGATTATGCTAATTTATATTCATTCTAAATAGTGAGCGACTACATTTTCTTGTACTGGGATGACTTACCTTTGAGTAAACCATCAGACAATGAGCAAGACACCAACCTACTACATCGGAAAGCTGAAGCAGATAGAGGCGAAGGATGTGGTGCAGGACTTCCAACCCGACAACTACAATCTGGGAACTGCACTCACCTACCTGATGAGGGCAGGCAAGAAGCCTAACAACCCCATCACCCAAGACATCAAGAAGGCTATCGCCCATCTTGAGTTTGAATTAGAACGCCAAATCCACCTATCAGTCCAAGATGAGCAATCAAGAGTTAGCGCAACAAGCGAAGTCAAATCAGTTGAGTATGCAGTACTATACTAACCCAGCCAAACGCAGAAAGATTGACTTCATCCTTGAGGAGTGCGCTTCGCTCTTTGCTAATTGCGATTCAACCTACGAGGCTCGCCAACAGGCGAAATATAAAGAGCAAGAGCTTCTCTCGGAGATAGCCAAGCTTGACCTCCACTTCGCTATCCAATGTGGGTACCTCCAACAGGACAACTAAAGTCCTACCACGTGGTGGTGGGCAAAGTCCCAAGCCTTAACGCCTTCTACGCATCCAAGCATTGGACAGTCCGTGCAAAGGCAAAGGACAAGCATTGCGCTGAAGTACTTGCCCAACTTGAGGAGTACGACTGCGTACCCATTCAGCACGTATACATCACCTGCAAGGTGAACTACCGCTATGACATTGACAATTCCATTATGGCGGTGAAGTTTGCGCTTGACGCATTCCGAAAATGGGGAGGCGTGAAGGATGACTCAAGAGCCTATGTGCGGAAGCTGAAGATGGAACACGATCCAGAGATTCACCCCGACACCGCAGAAATTACCTTTCAAGGTTTGGTGGTTAACCAAAGTTGATTATATTTGTAGTGTCAAATTTAAAAACCAATCAAATGACACTCTCACTCTCTCAAGAAACCTACACCCAAGCCCTACAAGTTCAGCAGGCGCAAATCAAAGCACTTCAAGAAAAGGTGACCGAGCTACAAGCGAAGGTTGAAGTATTGGAGCAGCAAGCAATTCTATTCATTTAAAACCAATCTAACAATGGCAAAAATCGTAAGCATCACCCCGAAGGGGCAATGGCAAGACCTGTTCAAGTTGGAACTCCGTTTTGATAACGGGGACTTCGGCACGGCCTTCGCCAAATCACCAACCCCCTCTTATGCCGTAGGCGATGAGGTGGACTACACCAAAAACGAAAAGGGTACTATCAAGATCAACAAACCATTTACTGGTGGATTTAGTGGAGGTAACGGAGGCAGCTTCGCCAATACTTCAAAAGTGTCAGGTGATGAACGCTCCGCCTCCATTATCCGCCAAGTGGCTTTGAAAGCTGCGGTGGAGTACGCTTGTGCCGCAGGTCACGATGTCAATACCATCTTGGCTAACGCAGCAACATTCAATGAGTGGATGAACGGTAACCAATCTACCGCCACTCACCAAGAGCATTTTGCTTCACGCAACGAGAGTCCGTTCTGATTGGTTTCTTCGGACGTTGCGTAAGAGCCTCCTTCGGGAGGCTTTTTTATTTGACTTATGTTTGTATATTAGCATCACCAATCAGAATATGAAACATCCCGACTTACTACCAAACGAAGCCTCGCTTCCATACCTTCAAAGGGCGTTGAAGGGCAAATACTTTGACACAGGAAAACTCGGTGTCTACGAACTTGATGAATACATCCGCTTCAAGGATGGCGAGTTTATCGTAGTCACAGGCCACGCTAACGTGGGCAAGACCCATACCTTGATGTACCTGATGCTTTTGCAGTCCTACAATATGGGTAAGAAGTGGTTGATCTACTCGGCAGAGAACGAGGTCGCATCTCTAAAGCGTAAGCTCATTGAGTTTATGGTGTGCAAACCCATTCAAGGAATTGATGAACTTACGATGCACCGCAAGCTTGACTGGATAAACGAGTACTTTCAATTCATTGACGGCAACAGGCTATTCAACGCCTTTGACCTTATTGAGGTGATGGAATCCATCAAGAACGAATGGGACTACACGGGCGCATTGATTGACCCATACAACTCGCTAACCACCGACCAGAAGAAACTTGGAAAGACAGGGATGCACGAGTACCACTACGAGGTAGCATCAGCCATTCGGGTATACGCCCACAAGAACAACGTCACCACGATTGTAAACACCCACCCCGTTACGGAGGCGATGCGTAGGACTCACTACAAAGGCCACCCATACGAGGGTATGCCGATGCCTCCGATGACTTCGGATATTGAAGGAGGCGGCAAGTGGGGAAACCGTGCTGATGCCGTAGTCATCATCCACCGCTATTCGCAGCACGAAACGGATTGGATATACACCCACGTTCACGTGCGTAAGGTAAAGGAAATGGAAACAGGCGGAAGGGTAACCCCTCTTGACACACCGCTTGTTATGCAGTCAATGATTGGTAACGTAGGATTTAAGATGAATGGTCGTAATTTGTTGACGCAAAAGAAAGATGAGCCTGTTCAACTAATCAATCCCGATGATGTACCCTTCTGAAGAACTCCACGACCTGTACATCAGGGAGAAGCAGTTGATGCTTTCGGGTACGGCTATTTGGCTTGCCCATCAAGCAGCAGACAAATCAAACGGCAGAGAGGTACAGGATGAACTCCTTGACCACGTGATGAACTGCCATAACGCAGATCAACTCCTTCAGCAGTTTATTGACTACCGATTGTTTGCCAACCGCAAACTCAACGAGGTGATGCTTGCCAACGCACAACTCCGAATCAACAATGAGGAGATGATAATGGAGATAGAACGCCTGCAACGAATTATTGAGGACAATCTATGAAGCAGATCTTCTCTCCGTTTCAGCAGTACGAATGCTTCCGTGTGGATGGCGTTGACTACATCTGCTTGGACTACCAAATCATCCAAGACTACCAAGACAAACTTGTGGAGTGGTGCAGCTACTTTAAATTCAAGAGGCTATCCGACCACAAGCACTTTGAAGTACCAATCACCAAAATAATAGAAACCAAAAAAGAGGGCAGAGCAACACTCTGCAAATGCAAATGAGAGCTTTTGAACTACAACAACTCAAGCGAGCAAAGAACGCTTTGATGGTACGTCTTGGTCTTGATGACAAGGACACACGCAAAAGAGAATACACGCTCGCAAGAGGCGCATTCATCAATGCCTACCGACACAAGGCTACGCTAATGGAACTCGGTAGCATCATTGACCGTGACCACTCATCCGTAGTTCACGCCCAGAAAGAACACAAATCAAGACTCAATTACAAAGACTACCGATGGGCATACAAAGTAGCCTGTGAGATACGAGATGAGTACCCGATTGATGTGCTTGATGCGGTAGATTTGAAGTCCCTTGAGGATGAAATCAAAAAGCTAAATGAAATGGTAACGGAGTTAGTTAAATATAAAGAACTATATTTAACCCTGAAAAAGACATTTGATGAATTTTAACGTAGGCTTCTACCCCATCTACGGCTTGGTTCTTGGTGTTAACTGGTCAAAGACTGAATACCTTGATGAAGAAGAAACAATCCAACAGGTTCAGGTAGCACTCGGCATATTTATGCTTGAAATATCTTGGAACTCCTAAACGTACTTGCTGAACGCCACACCGATTGGATTCGGATGGTCAAGAGTTTTGGTGCAGATCAAGACCTTGCCAACGACATAGTCCAAGAGATGTACGTTCGCTTGTACAAATATGTGGGAGAGCCTGAAAAAATAATGTACAACGAGCAAGAGGTAAATACCTTCTTCGTGTACGTTACCCTTCGCAATATGTATGCAACCTTGATGAAGGCAAAGAGCCGCATTGAGTTTGTAGATGTGAGCCAATTAGAAGATGAACTGATCTTTGAGGAGGCTAACGAAGAAGCCGAAGTGCAGATGGTTGCCCTCTACGATGAAATCTGGGAGCAGGCATCCGATTGGCATTGGTACGACAGAAAGATATTTGACCTGTACCACAACACCGATATGAGCATTAGAACGCTCGCAGACAAAACAAAAATCTCAGCACGTTCAATCTTTAATACCCTAAAAAATGCAAGAGAACGAATCCAAACCGACTGCA